AGCCACGCGCTGACAATAAAATAGCAAGCCGAAATATGCGCCTCCGAAGAGAAACATACGCCTCCCTACTACTCAACAATCAGGCATCGCAGCGCTTTTCTGCGCACAGATCCGGTATGGCTAGATCTGCTACCTTCCGAAGTGCCTACGACATAACGTCGGCACCCCTAAAGGTGTGCGTATTAACCTGGACATCATCGGCGTCATGCCTAGATATGTCCTCGTTCATACCCGCACTAAGACGCGCCTGTGCGAACAGACGGTCCTTCACATTCTTCAGTCGGTTGACTGCCACATTATTCCTGACTTGTATAGTCCGAGCTGAATCTCCAGCTTTAAACATAATAAAGTCAACCGAAGAAAGAACATCATCTATACTTACTACGCCAGCCTTTTCATGTGCCCTTGGTATAATGGGTCGATGAAGCTCAAAGCTTTTCTCGATCATTACCCTTGCTGCATCTTCGAAATGTCGCATTACTTGCCTAAGGCTGGGATACGCATGCTTGTACATGGGCTTTAGGGAATACTCTATCTGAGCTCCATCATCTTGCCCTATGTTATTTACTACACGCCAAGTTCCTGTACTATTATTCCCAGGACTACATGTGTTGATAATACAGTGGTATATCCATCCTGGTAATAATATATTCACAAAATTTTCCTCTGAAACTCCAAGCTCATCCGATGCTCCCTTCATCCAGTCTTGAACCTGTTTTTCACTTGCATAGCGATTATCTATTTGCTCGGCTCGAGGCTGATATGCTATCATCTTTTCGAGTTGCTCAGCTCTAAGCAAATTTCGAATTGGCCTTGGAACATATATAGCTTTTCCCTCTCTCTTTGGCTGTGGAAACATTAATCCAGGTGATCGATCCTTCACATCATCAGTTCGCTTACCAGTTTGCTTGACTGGATTCACTATGAAAGATCCTGTTCCATTATTGTCGCTAGGGTTTGGTGGCACGATTGGTCTCACTCCGACATTAAGATTCTCATCACCGCCTGAACTTTGCCCATCTTTAAGAGCCGCATCAAGAATGGCATCTTGGTTTGCTGGGGCGGCTTCATATCTGCACCACTTACTAGTGCCCAAACCATCCACGACACCATATTCATACATACAGCATCTGTCGCTAACAGCCTTCAGCTCCTCCTGAATATCCGTCCGCGATCCCGTGAGATATAGCGCAGCAACTTCTTCACGGGCGGGCAACTTAAAGTCTTCCCACACTGTGTTCATTTGCTGTGCTAGTTCCTCAATCATCTCAGTCATATCCTCATAACCGAAGGCTTCAACATATGCTGCTATAATAGCGCTTTGGATTGCTTTGGGTTCCTTGCTCCGCTGCCATTCTAAAATAGCTATTATTCTATTCTTTTTGAGTTTTGGTATATATACATTATCCTTCTTCATAAAAGTATGCGACATATACTCAATCTCCTCTATACTCTTATAGGCATCTTCAAAGGAATAATTCAACTCCAACTCCTTCATGTATCGAGCGAAGTGTTGCTGAGTTAAATCCTTGTCGATACTATTGGCATTTATTAAAAGATCATCACCATTACACACATATAACATGGTCATATCTATACCATGTTCCATCCTCACACGCTCTCGACAATACTCCATAGCAATTATTAAACACATAGTATTATCAACAACTGTACTAGGTTGTCCACTATTATTACCTCTATATTTTTGCACTATAGTTCCGTCCTCTATTAATATGCACGTATTTATTATTTGGGTGTATAGATTTTTCAGCATGGTTTCGCCCACATTATCCTCCTCTAAGAAATATAATCTTATATTAAGAACTGCATTCATCAGGAGAGGTGTGATTGAACTATCGAATTGTGAACCATCTGCATCTATGTACCATTCATGCTCTTGCAGATTCTTCGCTAGTAGGTCCCACCCTCTATTAAACTTGTTAATTCCTACAGTCCACGGGCCTTTTAGGTGCTGCGTGTAGAACTTCTTGTTGAACTCATCCACTACCGCCTTTGCTCCCATAAGTATATCAGCAGGCGCTGACGTGAAAGTTCGAGTCTTGTTGGCATCTACCTTAGCTTTTGGCCTTAGTTCCGCTTTCAATAACCCTGACCACACACCATGTCCATTGCTGCACAGCTTTGCGGCGCTTTGAGTGAAAAAGTCTTCTATTTCTTCATCTGATACTTGCATGAAGTACTCCGATTTCTTGCCAGTATACAAGGCTCCCATGGCCGCATCTAAGTTCAGATCGTTATATATGCGTGCTCCTGAATATATCACTTTACACTCTCTCTCCTTGAAACCTGCTATCTTAAGGATTTCTATTGTTGATATAACTGCATTGGCAAAACATATCTCATTAACTGTGCCAACCATTATATCTTTATTGTATTTGAGAATATCCTTGTAGTACGCTTCGTGGTTGAGCACTGATGGAGCGTACGCATCCTGCAGGGGCTCAACTAGGCTCCACCACTTTGGCCTTGAGTCGAGGAACCTTATAAATTCTGGTCTTTTCCCTGTAATCACGTGACGTTTCGACATGTGGTTTTGTGCGTATGCTATGGCCTTGAAATTTTCCCCACAGTACTTTGGCATATTCAAGCTCTGCCAATTTGCTAAATCCTTGATTATCTTGCTGAACGGAAAAATACTTGCATCGTTCTGCACAATTAGGCCGCACAAATCAACCTGCTCATCTGAAAACCTCCATGGTACCAGTGCTTTCTCAGCTTTTTCTTGTAGGAAATCAAGAACCTCTTGAGTTACAGGCGTGAAATAATTCTCACCTTTTCCTCCAAGGTTATGGAATCCTACAATCTTGTCATCACTCACTGCCACCAACACGCTCCCACAGTCGCCCAGACTCGTAGATATCTTATGTTTCCACAATCCATCATGTTTATCGCCATATGGAACTATTGGTGACTCTGCTGAGTGCTTGTTCGTCCACTCATTGTCCTTATATTCGGTTGTAACCAGTATGGCCCTCTCTCCATTTACCGGGATTCTGAAGTTCTTCAGCTTACGCCTCGGTTGGAATGACGGAGGTAAGATAAGTGCCACCAAATCCATCATATGGAATTTGTGAACAACTTTCTGAGTGAGGTACCCCAGGTCAAAACTAGCAAAGCGTGTGTACATTTTTGCTCTCTCTTCAGGCCCCTTTTCCCCGATCCCTCGTGTGAAGTGATAAGGCGCGAATAGTATGTTGCCAACTATCAACCCATTCAACTGGCTATTCCCGACCAGAATGACCTGGTTTTGATGGATGCAGTCAAGCGAACGTGGGCTCTCATATAGCGATTTATTCTCGAAGTTCGCTTCTGCTTCCTCTGATTGAACAGCCTGTCTCCATTGACCCCTTTTGTCTGCGTAACCAACGGGTAAACCACGAGCATTTATCTTGTTCGGCTTGTGTGGTGTCATCATGACTTCCCGTGTGGCTCCGCCACGTCTGAAAGCGGCCTTAACTTCGCGTGGTGCTGTCTCGCCATAGAACTGATCTTCATTTGTCTCATCCCTCCTAAACGCCACCATCTGGTCAAATGCGTCTACAAGGTCTATGTCACTCGCGCTCTGATTCACAGCAAATCCACTGGCTATATCCTTGAACTCAACAGTGTCATACATGGCTGGGTCAAAACCGTAAAAGTGCCAGAACCGTTGTTGCGGTCTGTTGACTCTCTCAGCTCTTTCCTGACCAAATTGCATGCTGTGTGCGTTCTTTTTCTTCTTGATTTGGCTAGCCCAGTCGTTTGTGCTGTTGTTCCATTCATTCACTCCATCATACAGGACATCACCTGAATCATTATATGTGTATCTGCTCTCACGCTCCATCTTCTCGTCGTACCCTGATTGGCGCTTATTCTTCTTATTCCTTGCGGCCTTACCTTCATAACTAGATTTGGCCTTCATTCTTTTATAGTACATAACCAACCAAGCAGTCCCAGCTATTGTGCAAGCTGTTCCTATGGCCACATATGGCATCCAACCATATCGCCTCTTCTCTAACAGGATATCGTCTATAAAGCATTTTGGTCCAGCTTGATATTCCACGTGAGCTGCAACACTCGGATTCTCCTGGAGCAATGCCATCAGCTTGTCGTGATCATATTCAACCACTGCCAATTCCAACCGGTTCTTGTGGCCTTCTAGTCTCTGGACATTTGTTTGGATCTTCTTAATGGCCTGCGACAGCTTATCCTCCACACTAAAGTTCGGTGTTAGAAACGAACAATAGTTGGTTTTGAACTGTTGTAAACCATCAGTTAGACTCTGTAACTTATTCTTTTCCGCGACGAGGGCTTCCTCGACCATATAGAGAACTATCCCTAAGTTGCCTGGGTTTGCTGCTAGCTTCATTGAAACTTCCCTGTAGTTGACAGCAGGCACCCTCAGTTTGACAGAGGTAGGCATGATGCTCTCTTTGTATGCGCGGCCTATTCTCTTGGCGAATTCGACGCTTATATCTCTGCTATGGAAGGGTAACACAAGTTCATGGTCAATATCCGTTTTCATGTAGCTCATCTTCACATAATCGCCTATTGACTTAAACCTGTGGACATCATCCAAGCTTGTGTAGTATGGACTCAAGTGCATATTGCCTGGTGTTAACAGTAATTCCTTGAATTGCTCATGCAAGGATACTGCCATAGTCCCATCCTTATTCACCATCCAGACCATGTATGCTAGTTGCATTTCAAATCGCGATGCCGTCTTAACTTGCTGCTGAGTAACCTTCCCGAACGTTAAGACATCGACGTTGTTGATGATTGGTGCAACTCCTAGCCCAAAAGCAAGTAGGGCACCCTCCGTGGCTGTAACAGGATCCACTTCGAAGCTCGAATCTATATCCGTCCCAATCTTCCTTGCGTATCCGGCTTTCATGCGCCCAATTCGGCCGAGTCTCTGGATCCTATCGGCTTTGTTGATTAATTGACGCTTCGTTCCAAGCATTCTCATGTCGCTATCGATGCTTGGCACGATTTTGTATCCAAAGTCCACGACTACATCAGCATGTATATTAACGCCATTCTGCAAGATATTTGTTGCAAGTATATACTTGTACTCTTGCTTCATAGCTTCTACTTCTTCCATGAGATTCACCTTATTCCTTAGATGCCGGCTGTCTGCCTTGATGTATCCGATATTACCTTTGCCCGCCAGTATTTCTGCTGATTCATCTATCTCTCGGAACGACGTCAAAAACACTATAATGACTTTTCCGAGTTTTGTAGCATCATGAGTAGTTCCTGCTCCTTGTTCCTTCATGAACGCATGATGACTCATGTTAGGCCACGTCCCTATGTCAATGGGGACTTGTGTTTGCATTGTTGAAGACACATTATTTGGCGTTGCTGTCAACTTCACGATCTTACCATTCCAAGCCGTGCTCTTTAACCAATTGTAAAATACGTCTAATTCGCCAGAGCGCTGATGCACCTCGTCGAATAAGATGTACGAAAATTGGTCTAGCTGGTCTGGCTGGTTGTAAAGCCAGTGGAGTGCATACCCATATGTCGTGACTGTTATATTAGACGCCGTTATGTTAATATAGTTCCTCATGCGCCCGCTAATGCTCAAGTTTCGTGTTGCCTGCATAGAATCTTGCAAATTCGTTACTAACACACGCGTTGGTTCGCAAATAAGCACCCTTCCATTCTTTGACAACTCTGCTGGGAACGCTGTTGATTTTCCACATCCGACGTGTCCTTCTACGAGGAATTCCTTACTGGCGTCAGCGTGTATCTTTGAAGCTACTGTTCCCACTGTAGTCTTGTCCATGGTGTACTTTGTGTGCTTTCCTTCAAGAGGTGATACACCACATTGCCCTGACTGAACCCTGCTATCAAACCACATCTCAAAAGTTTGCAGCGTTGGGGGCACATGCGCTACTGTGGCCTCGTGGTCATATAACACGATCTCATGAAAAGTTGGTATGTCACCAAGGTGGCTACTCAGTTTGTCGAGTAGAACCCCTTGATACTCGCAGTTAACCTTAAGTATGTCGAATATAGTTCGAAATTTCACCAGGTTGCTATATATGGCCGAACTAAAGTCAACCGAGAAGAAGGTTGCTACTATGTACATCATAGCCATAACCTTTGAAATCCACGCTTCCTCACGTTTACCCTGATATTCAACCTCATTGGGGTCCCGCTGCTTCATCTCCCACTTGAGCATTTTGAGTATTTTCTTTAACACTATTGTCCCAAATATAGTTGCCAGCCCAATTATTACAACTTGCAGCGCATTAGCAACTAGGCAGCTAAACACCCTCTTATATGTGATGTCGCATATATTCCCAATTGTGCTCAAGGTCTTCAAGGTATTCTTCTTGGCGTCGGCTGGCATATGGGGTGCGCGGAGATAACGCGTTAACCAGTTGCTCCTTAAACTCTCGAGCATTTCGCCAACCCTTCTTCCTGGACCAGAATATGTGAGTCGTAATACGGTTCCATGAAAGCTTAGAAAGCCAATAGAGCTGAAAAACTCGTTGTAGGTGCATTCTGCGCGCAAGAGATCTTGCTCTACGAGCATTTTTTTTTTTCCATCAACCCTGTCCATTACGAGAATTTTCTGCTCATCAAGTATTGCTCGCTGCAGTTGGTCGACATGATTCAGAATCTCGGCCTTCATATTGTTAGATGGCACGATACATTCGACTGATGCTCTATGTTGAATCATCAGTTCAATGTAAGCGCGCACTCTTCTAGCTGAATCCAGATGCGGTCCTAGTTTAAAGGCTGCCTGTTTAATGTTCAGTATAGCAGCTATCTTATCAAGTGAATACTCTACATCCTCCAGAAGAATATGGAGCAGCTCTAGGAGGCCTCCAAGAACGAAAAATGTCGAGGGACTAATCATCATGTCCACAAACCACTCTGCATCCTCCGTCATTCTACGTATGAACTCCTTTCTACTCTTTACACTTGCACTAATGCCTTTTACCGTTGCATCAATGCCTCCAATTTCATAATCGCGCATTGGTCCCTCTGCCATAGTGTCCAATCTAATGAGGTGCCCTAGCGTGTTCATGCGTAGTGTGTGCATTCCTGATTGCTTAATTCCAAAAGGGCTCGGTACGTGCATGGTATGGTTATGATGATCTACCAAGATTGTTGGCACTGGTGCATCGTAACATCCATAGTATGTTGCCATATGGTCTAGCTTTCGCAGCACTTGCTTAAACTTGGGCCATGGTCCTAACTCTTCACACACTTGGTTTACGAACTCATCCACATTTGTTCTATTGGCATTATCACACGAACTCATGGCACAAGCAAATATATATAGGTAACAATAGCCATTCTTTGGCACGTACATATCGGCTCCATAGCTGTCGTTAATATATAATAATTTATCATACAACCCAAACGACAGATGACTTGGCGTTGCACGGATGATTGTATTGTAGAGCGGTATATCCCCCTCCCAATGACAAACAACCTTGGCTTCACCACTTATATCCATTTTGCATTCGTGTATCGGCTGTAACTTGTGTACAGCTTTAGTTATTGAGCTCCAATACTTATGGTCGAACTTTGCATACAAGCTCTCAATACAAGTTTCTATATTATTATTCTTATCTACAAACCGGTAATTCGTGACAACACTACCATCTTTAGCAAGTCTGTATCGCACTGGTTGCACGTAGTCTAGAAACATCCGCGGGAGTGAAGTATTAGGGAAGAAATCGAAGTTCCCATAAGGATCAGAAAACATACCCATATATAATTTTCTATTTGGTATATTCACAGTGTGTTGCATAGTTCTCCATACATCAACTAGCTGGAAATCGACGCTTGGTTTCAATTGACGCTCTTGAGTTCCACCATTGGTGCATGAATCTATGAAACGCTTAAATACTAGAAAATTCTTACTAGGATTACGTGAAAGAAAATCACTAACTGTGTTTTTGAGTATTTTCTCATGATCCGTCTCACTTCTTGCTTTCCACTCCTTAACACATAAACGACACCTCATATCATATATATCTAGTAGTGCTTTCAGAATTTCAATCTCCACATGTGTTTCTATTCCACTAAAAGCTTTGTGGTCCAATATGCACTTTTCATGCATTCTTGGCACGAGTGGGTTTCCTTCATACCCACCACACCACTTGAGTCCCTTTGTGCACTCTACATTTAGCGCATTTTGCAGATCTCCGCATTCACAACGTCCCAGAACTATGAATAATCCATCGACGCATCTGTCTGCGTACTTTTCCGGCAGGTCTTGCGCTGAGAATACTGTTCCACTCCATCCGTATGTAATATTTATCTCATCTATACGGCGCACGGGTGTGGCTACATCCTTATAGGTTTCCACGAAGCTTCTCATGTCCTCGGGGATATCCTTCTTTGCATTCCACTCACTTTTTGGGTATCCCATTGTGTGCTTGAGTGGAATTTTTGGGTAGTTGTGCTTTCCCTTTGCGTCCACAACTTCAAACGCTTTTCCTTTCTTCTGGCACATCTTTGCGACCGAATCTACTAGGTTTTGTATGTCCTTCGATCGCATCTTAATCTTCTTTTCTTTGTATGTCTGTACAGGAGAGCTATGCTTCACGTACACCGTACGTGACTGGACTACTTCTGGTTCGTCCACCACGACAGGGCTGATGATTGTTCGTTCTCTAACCTCGTTCATCCCTGTCTTCTGGTTGAAGATTTTTATTTCATCTTGCTTAACGTAACAGTGTCCTTCCAGACACCGTGACGTTTTCTCCATCCACTGCAGTATGTATGCTTCTTGTGTCTTTGTTGCATAAACTGGCATTATTGGGAATGCCTCAACCACCTTTGTACTCTTGTTGTGCTTTATGTATGCGACACTTTGGCTCACCAAAAAGGAACATGCTTCGTGATCCTCAGTGAAATACCTGTAGTTGGCACAACTAGAGCTGCATTGTGTGCAGATGAACACATCAGCTGCCAGGTCATAGGCCAAACCATGGGCTCTGGCTATGTATAAATTCTTGGCAGTTTGGGTGAGCACACCCTCACTGGACCAGAAGATACTGCCATGTCCATGGTGATTAACCATGACATCCACTTCCTCTTCTGTTTGGAAGTATACGCGAGTGCGCGCTTCGCACTGTACATACGGGTCATTGTCGACGACCCCACTTTCTCCCATTCCCTTCAAAGGACATGTGTCCCCTGTTGGGTCTTTCCGTACTACCGGTCTCCACTCCATCTTCCTTCCGTTCCTGGACGTTGACATCGCTTATCCCTGTGCGGGAGCTCACGAATATCCAAAGAACAGCTAAGAAGAGCACTCGAAAGCTTGAAGGCTTAAAACGAGATGGCTATAGGCTGATCAGAGAAGCTATGGACGAGGTTAATTT